CAATATTCTGTTTTCCTTTGCACCAGTCAAAGAACGATTTCCCGCCCTCTTTCCACGTCTCGTAATCATCGATTAGCAAACCTATCGCAGTTACTAATCCCATGACGAGAGTAATAATGCGTCCAATCGGAGACGCTTTAAATACAGCGTTTAATAGTTTCCATGCGACAGTTACAGCGCCGATGTAAACAGGCCATTTTCCTAGAACTTTAAATAGTTTTCCGACTCCGGTTATAAAACCGGTAACAAGGTCGGCGCCGATTGATACAGCGGCGGCGATAGGATCAACGTAGCTTTTAATTAGTCCTGCGTTTTCATCGATTAGCTTAGAAACGCGTTCTATCGCTGTCGTGATGGACGGTAGGACACGTAAAACAAACGCGGTAATGATGTCGTCAAAACCGCGCTTAGTAACTTTAATAGCGTCGTTGTATTTAGCGCCTAGCTCTGCTGCTTCGTCTACATTTATTCCGAGAGCCTCGGTACGTTTGTTGTATTGATCGATAATCTCAGTCGTATCAGACGTGAGCATTCCGATCATCGAACGATCAAGTCCGAGACGCTGAATGTACGCAGATTGCTCCGCTTTACTCAGGTCTTTAATTTTGACTTTGATTTCGTCTAAAACTTGAGTCGTTGTTTTGACGTTACCTTGCGCATCTTTCGCAGATAAGCCGAGTTTTTCAAAGACTAATGCGCCGCGTCCGATACCCTGAGCCGCCTCGCCTATCGTTCGAGAGAGGTTTTCAAACGAGGCTGTAGCTGTATTTGCGTCTGAGCCTGTAAGTTCAGCCACATACCCGAGCCGATCTAACTCTTTTACGGTAGCGTTACCAACGCGAGAGACGACATCGCCGAGATCGTTAAATTTGTCGGCTGTACGCTGGATAGCTACAGCCACGGAACCGGCGGCAATAGCGGCGCCGGCCCATTTAGCTAAGTTAACGATTTTGTCAGAAAACGAGCCTACTGCTTTTTCTGCGACAGATAATGACGCAAAATCGACTAATGCGCCTACTCTCAAATTTACATCGTTTTTAGTTTCGGCCATTTTTACGCTCGTAATACTGATAAACGCGTTTCTCGTTTTCGTCGTTCGCGTCGATAGCGTCATTTAGAAGAACTAAATCACCTAAAGACACAGACGAATCGAAAAGAGACTCAAAAGAAAGAAAGCCCCGTAGAACGGGGCGCATTAGGAAGGATTCAGGAATATCTAAAAGGCGTACAGAATCACGCCATTCGGGCGACGTTAGCTCAACTTGTTTTCGTTGAGCCAGTCTGTAAAAAAATCTTCAAAGTTGTATTTAAGGGCTTCGTACGTGATTTTGTACAACGATTTAATGTTGTTCAGCTCTTCGCACGTAATTTCACCCTTATGAGAGCAGTATTCAATCTCCATCCCTGCCGCCACGACCTTAACGGACGGCATTAAATGTTTGAAAATCAATTCGTCGCGTTTGTTAGCCGGCATGAATTTATTCACAGCCTCGGCGATAGCAGAAGCAATGGCGATTTGATTTTGCGGATTTTTAATAATTACGTTTACCAGTTCATTAGCCTGAGTCGTAATCGGGAAAAAATATTGATTAACGATGTCATGCTGTTGTTTAGCCGACAAACGATATAAACGAACGGTAACGCCGTTAACAGTAATGTCCTGATATTTAGTCATTCGATTAAGCTCCGATAGAGGTAATTTGTCCGCAATTAAGCGTTACGACGATGGAATCTCCTTTTGATTTTTTGACGTTGTGTCCGGTAATTGACTGGATAGCGACTTGAGAGCCTGTGAACGTGAGTTTCATGTCGCGGTCAATAACTGTTACAGTGTCCGAACCGGTAGAACCAGTGCCGCGTTGAGTAGCGTGCAAAGTTATAAAAAACGGAACACACGGAGAAGAAGGCAAATATTCAAGAACGATCGTACCTGCGCTTGTTTCGAATTCACTCCAAATACTTGAGCCGTCGATAGCTTTATTACGTTCGCCGAAATCTTCGTCTAAGTTGATCGTGATTCCGTTATCGGTCAAACCCTGCTTCAAATCGAACGAGACGCCACCAAAAACAGCGTATGCGGCGCTTGCTCGAGCGATGCTGTATGTCGGTTTTTTCATTTTGAATTCCCATTAAAAAAGCCCTGCGTTTGTTGGCAGGGCTTGTTTAGAAAATGACTTGATTAACGATTGATATTGACAATAATCGGCACGCTATGAATAGCGCCAGCGAGTTTGATACCGGCCTGAATAACCGGAGACTTGCGAGCCTCGCGTTCGTTCTGCAACTGATCGTTAACAGACGGTGCGTACAGGTAATATCCTTTTTCGAGGTAGGCGCCGGATTCAAGGTCTCCGAACGGGTCACTATTCCACACGCCCGGCGCCACAAATCCATTGATGACAGCCTGATCGATAGCGTTAGCAACTGCCGCCATGAGGCGGGCCACGCCGTCATCCGTTTGCGGAATTTTCGTTTTGGACTGATAGAGAACGTTGTAAACGGTAGTCTGAATTAAATCCTGCAACCAGTCAGAGCCATGACGTTCATCCGCCCACATACCGGACGACATGACACCCTCTTCGATAATGTAGGTGTCATTCGAGAAAATCGCATATTTATTAACGTTACGTGCCGAGAGATTCGTATCCTGAGACTGAGTTAAATTAGTCGGCTGGAGGCTAGGAGCTTGCTTGAATTTCAGCGTGATCGTTGTCATCGAACCGCTGAAATTAACGCTAAACATACGACCTAACGCCGACGCAACGAGATATTTATTCAGTCTGTAAGCGGAATCGTTAGCATCGTATTCAGAGGCGAATACGATAGTGCGCGTAAATTGGCCGCGTTTGAGCTTAGACGGCAGGTCTGTAGATTCGTCAGTATAGACAGAATTAGCACACGTCAAATCTGTGAGCGTAATACCGTAAATATGTGAATCTGCGGACGATTCAACGATCTGAGCGATTTTAAGAATTTCGTCGTCTGAGACTGTAGCGCTGGTAGCTGTAATAAAGCCGTAGAAGTTTCTCCCGTAATCAGCGAATAACTTAGAAACGTGTGTACTGATAGCGGTATCGGTTGTAGAGTCCCACGGCTCAGCGATAATCAAAGTTTGCGGTTTCGGAGACTGAGAAAAATACGCCATCGCTGCTAGCGTTTCCGGAGCGTCATCGCCGAAATCGGTAGCAACGTCATCAGAGCTTGTATACGTGCGATAACCCTCTCCAGCAGTGATAACGTTTTTTGTATCTCCGAGGATACAAAGAATTCCGAATCCGCGAGTCTGAGCGGCCTTCGGACTAAACACCATATCGACATTAACGATATTGTTTAAAGAAAGTGCCATTTTAAAAATCCTCGTTAGGAGTTTTGAATACGGGTAGGAGCTGAAACTAGAGATTTAATCGCCCACCTGCGCTCATACGAATAATCGAGCGTTAGATCGACTGTGCTCATTGGCGTTTGAGCGTGGCCCTCAGCTAATCGGTCAATCTCAATAATCTGAGCTTCGTTAATGCTGAGGCCGAATTTTTTCAAGGCGTCAACGTTTTGAGACAAATGAATTAGGTCGTGCAGTAAAAACGCCTTCTCGCGGCTGTTTTCTCCGATCAATTTAACGCGACAATGTGCTGTACCTTCGTACATTTGCGTTAGATAGTCGTCGGTCTCTTCGCTGGTATACGGTTCACCGATGAATTCAATTTGATAGAACTCGAAAAATACGTTTAGAACGTTCGTACTAATCGCTGTTTCAAATTCTCGAAACATAGGTTTGACGTGGATCGGAAAACATCCGAGCGCGTTAGCTAACCACGTCTGAAATTTGTCGTCGAATTCCTTTGAATAAACGTATGTAGCAGTGCTTGCGAGCACGCCGGATTGCGTAGAGTCTACGTAACTCATACTTGTTTGCTCCTAGCTAATGTGGCTTGGTAATAGGCGCCGTTTGGGTTGTAATCGGCGATAGACATAACGTCGTACAGCACGCCGTTAAATTCGATTTGATCGTTAATAAAGCCGTCATCTGCGAGCGATACGCGTTCAACGCCGTAGTACGTGAGGCCGCATGTAACCGGCGAGCCGTCGGCATAGACGATATTTACTAACTGCGCATCCGTTAACGGCTGTAGAACCGCCTGTATCGACTTACGGATTTTCGTAATTTCGTCGCGTCCGTTTCCGAGCGGTTTAGCCTGCTGACGAATGAGTACGCATGAGACCGTGAAATCAGGGTCTCTAACGATTTCTGAGACATCAATCATTTTTTATCTACGACGTATTGAATAGCGTTAAGAAGCGCGCCAGTGCGAATAAGTGCTTTCGTACCTTTGAAGTCCTGACGTTTACGGGCCGCGATTGTTGCCGGCGCCAACGGCACGAAGTTTCGTTGATCGACGATATTTTGTTTGGCCGTATCGCGAACGAGCATACCGACGACGTTCAGCGCTTTGTTTACGGCGCCGGTTTTACCGCTCAATCCTTCGTCGACTAACGCCTGCTCGAGAATTTCGTGTATCCGTTTTTCGTTCGTTAGTAACGCTGGTTTTAGATACGGTCTAGGCGGTATCGTATGCGTTCCGTACGTTTGCCACGTTGCGATTTTTAGGTTAGTTACAGGCGAGTCCTTACGTCTTAAACTTTTCGCTTCTATATAGCCAATCGAAACGCCTTGTTTATTAAAACGCTCAAAACGTTTCTTTAAGTGAAAGATGTCTGACTTGAGCGCATCGGCGCCTTCTACTTTCATCGTTAGGGCCATGATGCGCGTCCTGTAACTGCGAACGGCATACGCCGATAGCGTTTTAAAAGGTCAAAAAACTGTTTGCCGTAAGGCGTCGAATTCCAATAGCCAGCGTCAGCGAACGACGTGGACGCAGTATCGTAAGAAACAGAGACGGAACCGACCGTTTTAGAGGCTACTGCGCCATGAGCTCCACTGCTAACGTTACCGCCTGAAACTACGCCACCGGCGCCGGTACGTTGACCGTTATCGAGAGACGCTAAGTAATGCGCTGTAAAAAGAGCTTTCCCAAATTCCGTAGATTTCCCGAAGCGATTCTCGCTAATCTGGTTGTCCGCTTCGTCTAAATAAAACTCTACGCGAGCTTTCGGAAACTCAGAAAACTCAGGAAAAATCTTTAAAAAATCGTCGTAAGTCATTTTGTTTTTAACGTGATTACGCCCGCTGGCGTAAACCAGCAGGCATAAAAAAACTCTCGCTAATTTGCGAGGATTAGATACCGTCGAAGTACATCACGGTCTCAGGGCGGCGGAACTGAACTTCAGCCAAGCGCCACAAGTAAGCGGCGCAGTAGTCGAGACCTTTATCGTAGGTCTTTTCACGCCATACCGGGCGAATATGGTAGCGAACATAATTTTTGTCCTTCGTATACAGAACCATACGGTCTTTAGAAGAGGTTCCTAGAGAAGTCAATTCTTTGACCTGATTAACCGTCATAGAACCTGCAACCTTACGTCCGAGAGATTCCTTCTCGATGTAATCGATCATAGAGAAGTGACGGTCGTCGGGAGCCTTCATGCTAAAGAGCTTGACGTACTGAGCAGGCGTAAGGAGCATAGTGTTTGGCATGATGACGCCGTTAGTAGCCTGATATGCCTGATTGAAGTAGTCATCAATAGCCTTCGCCATACCGTCCCATGTCGGAGAGGTTTCAGCGAGAGCGCCTGTAGTCGTTCCCTTCTTGATAGAAGTGTTATTCAAGAAGCCCTTAAAACCTAAACCGCTATCGCCAAGGTAACCGACCTGATGCGCTTCTTGCAGGAATTTATCGTTAACGAGTTCAACCTGCTCGGCGTTAACGTTAATATCCTCAGCTTTCTGAGCGGCCTCAAGCTCCATTGAAGTAACGGAGATTTCGCGGCCAGCAGTATAAACGGCTACGGCAGTAGCGTTCAGTTCGTAATCAACGCCACGAAGGTCATTTGCACCCTTTCCAAGCCAAGACATCCCTTTTGCGTCTTTAGTGCCCTGACCGATACCCTTGATGTTTCTCAGAGCGACGACGTTAGAGACTTTATCGAGGTCTTCGACGATAGGAATATCGCGAGTGAAATAGTAGTTCGTAAGCGGGCGGATGATTTCCGGCTCAAGCTGAGCAAGTCGAGGAATTCCACAGCGCTTTTACTTGATCTGCTGAAATTGCCATTTTATTTGTCCATAAAAAAAAGCCCACGATCGAGTAAACGAACGAGGCTTAGTTAGTTAAGAAAAATGATGTTTGATTAAGAACCTGTAGCTTTAACAGGAATCACGACCTGCTGAGTTACCTGAATTTCAGCGCATCCGTCAGCAATTCCATTAGCGGCGAAAACTGCGCGAATCGGTACTTTCGTGTTGTCAGTCGTAAAGACTTTGTTTGTCGCGTCGTAATAGACGGCCTGATTTCGTTTAGGCGTAATGGACGCGGCAGCAGGCACCTGAATGTAACCAGTGCTAAGTACACCGATTTCCTGAGGAAACACCTGCAACGTCCAACCGTCGTGATAACGCACGACAACGCCGATCATCGCGTCGAGGCCGTCGGTTGTTTCGAGCAACGCGGCGTTACCGTCAGAATCCTGTTTAACAGGCAATCCGGCGTCAATAGCAACGGTTGCCGTAATGGACTTAATGTCCGCGCCACCGCGAGTTACGAAACCCGCGATCATGTTTTGTTCAATGTATCCAGTCTGCATTTTTATCTCCGATTAAAACTTATTTCGCTTTATTCCAAAGTTCGGCGCTTTGCTCGACAAAAGACTTCGCTTTCTTCGGCGCTTCATCGTGTTTAACTGTTGCGAGCGTCGCCTGAGTCATAGAACGCTTGAAATTTGCGCAGGCACGTAAAACCATCGCATGATCACATTTAGACAAGTCGCCGAAAGAGTCGACAAAAGATTTACCCTGCTGAGATTTCGCAAACTCAAGAATTGCGGCATACGGCAGATTAGGCGTCGTAGGCGCTAACGAAGGGGCAATATCTGCGGCGTCGCGAATCATCGCGGCGTCTAACTTGGTTTCGGGCTTAGCGTCTTTCTTCGCTTCTTCTTTCTTGCATTCATCAGCTTTTTCGTCGGCTTTCTTGTCTGCTTTAGCGTCAGTCAACGCTTGCAGGATAGCGGCTCCGAGTACAGCAGGGTCAATGCCAGCGAGCGGATTAGGAGCGACTGGCGGCATATCGTCGTCCACTTTCTTTTCTTCGGTAGGCGGCGG